ACTGCAACTTCTGCCTGGTGACGATGTAGTCGCTCCCATGAAGAAGAATCGTTGCGGAGCTGAGCGTTGATCATGTCGCGAACGAACGAGTTACGTCCATCCTTGTCGTATGTCATTGCTTCGCGTGTAACTGTTGCGCCGCCGAATGTTGCAACCTTTGATTCCTTGCGAGATTCGTGGATTGCAGCAGTGCGTGCTTCTACTGCCTCAGCAGTAGCGATGCGCTCGTCAAGGGCAGCAATTTCATCCTGCGCCTTTGAAGCGGCATCAAGAGCGTCTGCGGTAACTTCTTCTGCTGCGATGGTTGTCTCAACCTCAGCAACAAGAGCGTCACGCTGCTCCTTGAGCTTGTTTGATAGAGTCATTTTGACCCTTTCTTGTGAGTGGGTGTGAATGACCGTCGGGGCTTTTGCGCCGAGGGTTGTTATGCCTTACGCTTTTGACGTAAGGAACGCTGATTGAACTTGAGTGCGAGCTTGCGCTTAGTCAACTCAAGGTCTTCTTCATCTGACTTGCGAAGACCGATAACGGTGTCATCGTAAGCAGGGAGTGTTACTGCGGAAACTTCGTAGAGATGATCAATCTCAGTCAATGTGCGCAATCCATCTTCGCGAGTCTGTCCATCAGGACCAACTGTGAATGCGAATGACATCTTCGTAATATCCCCACGACGAAGAGCCGACGCCAATTCTTGAGCGCGTGGGTTTGCTGGGTCAAGATCGGCTTCCATACGAAGACCAACTTTGTCTTGAGCAAGACGCATTGTGCCGGATTGTGTTGATGCGAGAGGAATTCCATCCATATCGTGATTGACGAGGAGGAAGACTGGATTGTCGTTAGCAAGTGCGCGAGTGAATGCTCCAGGAGCGATAACTTCGCGGAAGTTAAGACCAGTTGCTTCGTTGCCGAATGTTGCGGCATAACCAGCAATCTTGAGTGAGCCATCTTCAGTATCAATGGCGCGAACTTCGGCGCTCATTGTAATCTTTTCGGCTGAGTTGATAATGCTCTTACGCTCTTCAATCATGTCGATTTCCTTTGAACGAGGTGCTGGAAGGCTTTGAATGAGTGTCAAAATATCGTTGCGATGCACAACGGTAACATCCGTTGCAACCCAACCGTTGCCCTGTTCTTTGTAGATACGAATTGAAAATGCTGGTTGATCCGGTGTTGTCTCTAATGTGTAACCTTCAGAAGACTTTGCTTGTCCTTTGGTAACAACCTTTTCAACTTTGCCGCGAGCGCGACCATTAGAAGTATTCCAAGAGACGAATGAACCTTCACCGATGCGAGCTGCGGATGCACGCTCTTCATCTGTTGTCTCAATCTCTTCTTCTTCAGATGAGCGATCCATCATAGGCATTGGATAAGCAGACTCTGTATCTTCTTCAACATCATCTTCATCTACGCCTTGAGCATCAAGTGGATCAGGGTTTGATTGTGTGACTTCCATACCTAGTGAAGCAGTCAACTGCCACTTCCAGAATTGGTGTTGATCAATGCGACCAGCGAGGAAGTTGGCAACGCCTTGTTGATTGTAATTTGTGGCGCAATCAAATGCGTCTGAAAGTTCGTCAAGGATAATGTCATTGGCTGCAAGAAGGTCATTGGCAAGAGCGATTGGGTCTTGCAAGATTGTTGCTGCATCATCGATTGAGCGAAGAGCTAAGAATGAACCAAGAGTGAATGGCGCAATCGAACCTAACTTGCGAAGATTCTCCGCGATTGGATCAATGGACTCATAGACATCTTCGTAAATCTTGAGAAATAGTTTGTGATACTCGCTGAAATCTGCGCCTTTTACGTTCCAGTGCGCACCATGAGCGCGGAAGTAAAAACTCACGACATCTGCAAGAAGCTCTGTCAGTTCCTCATTAAGATCGGGAACTTGATTCATGTCTGCCATGTCATCCTCCTTGGATGCCATCAGGGAAAACGCTCTAGCGCTTTTCGAGATTTGATTTCTGATTTTTGTTGACCAAGTGAAGCCAGCATCTCCGCCCCAAGCCGACCAAGCAACTCTTCCTGCCGAAGGAAATCCTTCTTCACCAGAGTTGAAACCCTTTGCTTGCTTATCTACTTCGTGACGTGAAAAGAATGAATACATCCGCAAGATAGTTTCAGCGCTTACTGAATGACCAGCGGCTAAATCGCTTGCTCTTTTCTTGCCAGTAGCAGTGAAACCGTCTCCGGCTTTTCCATCAGCGATCCAAGCAAGCGCTCTTTTCGCTTCGGCTTGAACTCCCTCTGGTGGACGATATGTGTCAGCCATTATTCAAGGACTCCCATAACTGGAGCAGAAGTATCTGCGTCGGTTCCTAGTGGAGGAAGATCGCCGCCTGCGAGAGCAGTTCCCTGGAATGCCTGATGGAATACATCTCCGCCTTCGTAAGGCTCAAAGCCATCCATCTGACGCAATTCATTTGGCGAGCGCTGACCTGTTGAAATCAACAACTTGTTGACATTAGCGCGAGTGAGAGCATCTGAACGAAGCAAGACTGAGGTATCAAATGCAAGATCAACACCATCTGGTAGCAAGTGGCTTAGTGAGGTTTCCAAACGACGGAGCCAAGGCATAATCGTATGAGTCAGGAAGTTCAATGAAGCCTGTTCAACATTCTGATAAGTCTGATTGTCGCCAGTAGCGCCGATGAGATGTGACGGAATGCGGAAGATACGTGCGATGTCGCGGATGAGTTGCTCGCGGGTTTGAATCATCTGATTGTCGGCGGCAGAAGTTGTGATTGGCTTCCACTTGAGACCATCTGAGAGAACCGCTGGCTTGCGATGACGGCGATGAGTTGCTTCCCATGTGCCTTGAATCGTGCGAGCCTGATCAAGTGTGAGCTTCTGATCTGTCTCTAATACTGATGATGGAGTAGCGCCTTCGCCATACCACTGTGAAATGTGACGATCCATAGCGAGCGCAATACCAATAAGGTTGCGATTTTGAATCATTGGAGAGACACCAACAAGTGATTGTGGCGGTGTGAACCAACGAATATGAATCAAATCTGCCTGGTCAATCGGATTTCCAAGGTGAAGATATTTACGGCCGATCTGATCGCCGGTTGGTAGCACCTGCATTTGATAAGGATGAAGTGGAACAAGGCCGATCATGTTGCCACTGCGATCGCGGTCGATGTGGATATAGGCGTTGCCGTGCAATCCAAGTGAAGCCATTGTCTGATGAATCAATTCGTAAGTGTTTGACTCAGGATCAGGATATTTAAGGACATCAGGTAGATCAATCGCTTGACGACGACCATCAGGTCCAGTCTTGAAGCAACGAAGCGGCATTGAAGCAACGGAGTCTGCAAGAAGTGAGACTGATCCAAGGACTGCGGAGACTCCAAGAGCCGTCCATTCGTCAATGCGTTCGCCAGCGGCGCTTGTAACGTTAGTTTGACCATAGAGCTGAGAGAGTGGAGCAACGTAGTTATTGAACTGCGGATAGCGTCCGATAACTCCTGCTCGCTTTAATAGGCTCATTTAGGCTCCTGAACTACTGGTTGTGATAATGAATAGGCGATAAAGACGATTGCTAGACCAGTTGCAATCAAGCCAATCGCGAATCCAAGGAGAAGCCAGATTCCCGTGACGATAATTGCAATGCCGACAACTTCTAAAATACTGGTGAGGATGTCGAATAAATCAATTTTCATTTTCCATACTCCAAACATCAAAGACCATTGGAAGATGGCCGCCCTGTGCTTGCCACCATGCTGCGCGTTCAAGCGCCATTACTGAGGAGACTGCTAAGTCAATGCGCCGACTTGATCCGCGCTTTTCTTTAGCCAATCTCGAACCTCTTGCGTCAACACGAAGCGTGGCATTACCAACGTGGCGAGCAAGAGCAGGGTCTGCGTTATGAGTTGCAGAGCGATTGACAACGGCTTCGTAGAATCGTGTTGTTGCCGGTGTCATACGCGATGCAGTTTGTGGGAAGGTGACGACTGGTAGGCCTTCATCTTCAAGGATTTGGAATGTTCTCGCCCAACGATATGGGTCGCAAGCAATTTCCATAACTTCATATTTTTTGCAAGCGGCGCGAATTGCGTCTTCAACTTCAAGGACTGGAACTTGCCAATCGGCTCCGGCTTCGTCAGGCTTTTCCCAAACATTTAACGGAACAATATGCGGCACTTCACCAACTTCGACTGCGACGATGACGGTGCAGTCTCCGTTAAATGATCCATCGAATCCAAGTACGACTTTGCTGCCTTCTTCGATAGGACGTGAATCAGCAATAGCATCCCAAGCACCGTGAGGAAGCCACGCATCCGATGTTGATGTCCAGACATTTAATCTCTTTGTTTTGAATTCTGCTTCTGGCGTTCTAAGAACAGCGGAAGCAAAATCATCTTCCGCAACAATGTCGCTGAATCCAGGATTGGCTTCTTCCCACGTTGCCTTGTCTCGGAAATCATTTTCAGCCGACGCTTCCCACCATGCGAAGAAGAAGGATGAATCCTCAACTTCTCCACTGGCAACCCGTCGTCCATATTCGTAAAGTTGGAAGCAGAGCGAGTCTTTTCCAGTGATGTCAGTTTTAACCCCAGCCGTCGTGATGGCAACAAGTAGTGGCTCCCTTCGGGCTCCCATAGCCAACGACATAACATCGAATAACTCTCGATTTGGTTGCGCGTGCAACTCGTCAAATGCAACGAATGTTGGCGACAATCCTTCTTTAGAAAACGCTTCAGCAGAGAGCGCCCGATAGACCGATCCGGTCTTTGGGTTATAGATGGAGTCTCGATACGTTTCGAGAATGTCTGATAATTCAGGCTGCATCTCTACCATGCGTTTGGCAGTGCCGAACACAATCTTGGCCTGCTCCTTTTCAGCAGCGCAAGAATAAACTTCGCCACCAGTCGGACCTAAGACCAAGTGTTCCAACGCAAGTGAGGATAGCCAGGCAGACTTTCCATTCTTGCGCGGAAGACCAATGAGTGCGGTTTTATGTTTCAGAGTGCCGTCGGGCTTCTCTGCGAATAAACCGCGAGTCAGATTTTTTTGCCATTCACGAAAGATCAACGGTTGGCCAGCAGCGCCGGCAACGGAGTCTTTAGTGATTGAGCAAAGTAACTCTGAGAATTCAATGATGTTGTCGCCGCGAGTTCGTTTGAATTCTTTTGGCGTCAACGGTGAGAGATAGCGCGGTGGCCATCCCTTAATTTCTGTTTTGCCTCTTTGCGAGGAGTTGGTCGATTGCGCTGGCACGTTGAACCTCTGCTACCCCTAGTTTGCTTCGGTCTGCCGGAGTTAGCCCCAGCAAGGAAAAGAGTTTGGTAATTTCATTTTCGATTGTGCTGATCATACCTACCAGCGGATTAGCGTAAGCATAGCCTTTGTCGGTGTATAAAACCGAATCACTAGCTTGAAGTTTGGCAAGCAGTTCGGCTCGACGATCTAGCTTCTCGCAAAGTAGAACGAGTGAGGATTGATCAGAGTTGCCGATCCACGTTGCAATCTCGCGCAGCTCTGTCCACAACTTCTGACGATCAGGTGAAAGATGCTCAGGCGCAGTCGGTGTAACTTGAGGAAGAGCGGTGACGCTGGCAAGGCTAGGAAGTTTGCGCTTGCCTGGATTGCCTGTGAGACGTTTAACCTCATTTGGCTTAGGCGCTGGACCTGACATTGACTTACTCCAAACTGTCGAAACCCCTGGGGAGCCAACCTGCGCTCATGTTTTTAACATGGGGGGGCTGGGTCTATGCGTATGTGCTAGAAAAAACAAGAATTATTTTTGAACTTACTACTTGTCCTTCTTACGACTGTTGCAAGCGCGGCAACAAGCCGATAAATTATTTGGGTCTAGTCGTAGTGATGAATTTTTAGCGAGTGGAACTATGTGATCGACTGTCGCGTCTGCTCCTGATAATTTCTTCTGACACTTATAGCAAGTCCAGTTGTCTCGTATCAGTATCGCAGTGCGCATCTTCTGCCACTTGTAATCGTATCCACGTGCAGTGCTAGTGCCTCTGTTGTCAGGATATTTCTCGGCGTGAATCATCGCGCACGATGCACAACGACTACCGCGTGTTGGTATGCCACAACCTAAGCAAGCCATCATTGGCATTTAGTCA